GTATCATGAACAACGAGAGTATTTCCTATAACACGACCATTGGTAATGTAGAAATTAAAATTAGGCTCACCAGCTACTGATGGATAGCTAGTCATATTTAAAAATGTTCTATCAGCTAAAGCCCAAGAGATTCCTGCATCAAGTGTATCATATCCAGATTCTGTGGTAGGAATATTCACGTTCAAGAATGAGGTTGGAACCATTTTACATCTATTATGAGCATTGTCTGTGTAGATATAGAAACGTTTGTAATAGTGTCTAAGTGTTATGTAAGTCTGTAGATGTTTCCTGACTGTAATCCTTCCGGGCCTAGTTAGTATTGTAATAGGACCACTGCCAGTGTAGTAATCTGTCAGACTAAATACAGCAGTATCAGTGAAGAACGCTGTTTGATAAATATAACCACCACCACCAGAACCGTCCCAGTTATTCGGTCCTGTATCTGTACCCGATAGTTGACTATAGGTTGCATATAAAGAAGAATATTGCTTATACGTACCAATTCTTGCTACTTCTAGTCGTACTCGTTCCTGCATCTCTTCATATTGAGAAACAAAAACATTAATAAGTTTCAGAACATTATTAACTACTGCACTGTATCCTGTGGATTTTCCTGTTGAGGTGTATGTATGATTGTTACCATCAGTCCCTTCAATTGTCCCTGTAATTAATGGTTTGAGAGATGCCTCTGCCAGCCAATCTCCCTCAAGTGAGAATCCTGCGGAGATATTAATATCCAATGGACCGAACATTGAATCCTGAGCAGCTCCCCAATTTCCATAGTTAAGGTAAAAAAGACCTTGATACTTTCCATCACACCTAGGAACAACACATGACCAAATAGGCTTAACCCCAGTTCCAGGATTGCATGTCTGTTGTTCTGAGGAACCACCATCAAAGAGCTGGCCAACTGCTTGATTAATTTCTGCGTTATTTACCAGAGCTGGCATATCTAAAACAGTACCATCCCAACCTTCAAGAATAGTTAAATTCAAGGTAGGAACTGTGTGCTCCTCGAAATGCACCATCCCGTCAATATAACGATTATCGATCAAGTAAAGATAAAGATACCGGCCGCCAAAGAATTCCAAGAAAACAGGATCACGGGTTTCCCGTAGGAAATCAACAACTTCAGGAAAAACAGGAACCAGCTGGGTGGATTTAGAAACCTGATTGTACTGACCAATAGCATAAAGAGCGCCACCACCATAGAAATATTGATCGCTGTCAGTTATTCCTGTAGTGCTCTGTTTTGGGTAAGCAATCCCAATGTCATCAGTAATCGCATCAGCATCCCACAGAAGTGTTCCTGTGGTGATATACCTGACTCCGACAATTCTCCTGGTGCAATAAATCACGAATCCGTCTGATTTAGCCCTGATAACAACAATCCGACCAATGACAGCATTAAAGATCCTATTTCCGGCGAGGGTTTCCAGAGAAGGAGTAAAATCTGTGTGATCAAGGACGGAGGACCAAGAGACAGAATTAGCAGAATCCCAAAATCCCAGGCGTCCATTGGCCCGAAAGATTCCCATCTGTCCAGCCATAGTGAGGAAGGAAGGAGTAAAGGAAGAAAGAGTTCCATCGGCTATCACCTTATAGACGACAGTGTTTGCCTGACGGTACATATAGAGAATGTTCTCAATAATACACCAGGTCCACTCCAAATGACTTCCAGGAGCAGGAGCTGAAAGAACATAATTCTGCGTCCAAACTCCACCAGAAAGACTCCATAAACCATTCTCGCACATTGCGAAGATTTTGTTGGAATATGTGGAAGTTTGGAAAACTAAAAGTCCATCACAACGAGTAGTCAAAGCTGTAACATTAATCTTTGACGTGAGTCCAAAATAAGACCGGTATCCATATGCAGTAGGAAGAATATTCCAACCATCATATAGGAGTACCGGTGAGGTTTTTACAGGAGAATCTTCCTGTCCTGTGTAGTGTAAATTCTCTGGAAAGGAATTAGGATCGCAAGGAAAATACCCCTGAGAGACATCTATGATTTTGGGAAACTGTGGCATTTATTATCCCCTCTCATGTTGTTGCTGGAGTGAAAGACTGGCCCAAGCATCCAGTAATGTGACAGAAAGAGTTCCAGTTCCTGAAAGAGTTATTGCTGAGACTTTCATCTGGAAAGGAGAAACTGTCATGATTGTTTCTTTTGGAAGGAACAGGCCATCAGTAAGAAGTGTTCCAGAAGATGGGACAGAAGCAGTTCCACCGAATTTGATAATGCAATCAACATCGGAGAAAAGAACAATGGTCTTATAGCTTCCGGCCAATGTAAGTTCTGCTGTTGCTGAGGTTGAGATAGCAATCCTATAAAGACCCCTAGGGCGGATTGTATCATTCGGAATAGCAATTCCGTCAGTTGTTGCGATTGGATAACGTCCTGCTAAGTCTGCCATTGTTATGCTCCTGCCAAAAGTAAAAAGCTTATCCTAGTCTCTGCCGTAGCTGCTGCATTTCCATGAAGGATAAAATAGCCTGCATCAGAGACAGCTTGAACAGATTTGAGGGTGGAGTCATTTGAACCCACAGTTGCAAGAATCACACTGTTTACAGTTGCTAGTTTATTTGTGACCATAAGACTAGAAGCTCCTGCAGCCATATTAACTCTACCGGCCCTTCTATTGATTGTAACTGCTCCAGTAGTCCCAGCTGCAATGACTGTGGGTTTATTGTTTGCTCTTTCTGTTTGATGAATTACTGGATCCATTATACCCTCTTCACATAACCAAGAACATTGACATATCCGGAAGCACTTGCATAGGCTTTCACGGTCTTAGAATTCTGCAGCATTGCGCCGGCAAGAATCAAAACAGGTTCGGAATTGGCTGGAATTTCCACATCCTTACAAGCTATTGTACTATTAGTATTATCATAACCAAAAGCAATAGTTATAGATGCAGGAGTATCTTGTGGATTTGTAACCCATAACCAAATCTCATCCCAGGTTCCTGTTCCAGCATTTGTTGTGTGAATAGTCTGAGCAGTTGCAAGAGATGTAGCAGTGATCTGAATAGGTTTCCCACCAGCCCTCCCAGTGAAGGGTACTTTAACATAGTCTGTCATACCACACACCTATTAACGTAACCAGTTAAATTTATCTTATTTGCAATACTGGCATATGCTTCAACTACACCACTATTCTGCAAGAAGAGTCCTGGACAAATAAGAACAGGGGCACCGCCTGGAGGAAGGTCATAATTACCTACAACTTGATCCCCAACAGAACTGTGAGCACCAAAATAAAGAGAAATGGTTCTACTTACTGTATCTGTATTTGCGGCCCAAATCCAAATGTCATCCCAGTTATAAACTCCTGGACCTGCTGTATGAATAGTCATCGGAGAAATTGCACTGGTAGTGTTGACTGTCATTGTTGCGCCATTAGTTGCAGCACTGAAACCTATTCTTGTTTCTGTGGGACTTGGTGCAGCTCCAGATGAAGGAATAGACCAAGCTCCAGTTCCATTAAGATAATAAGTTGCATCATTTGGAGGAGTAGGAACAGCTCCACCAACAGTTGCTGTCATTTCTGCTACATTGATTTGAATGTCATCAACTACGTAGGCAAAATAGATATAATTACCAGCAGAAATTGTAAAGGTGCCAGGAGCTGCGGTCCAAATATAGTCGTAGTCTGTTCCTGAGACTTTAACTAGAATATCCCCAGCTGCACCTCCTGGAATTCCAGCAAATCCCCCAGCTGACGCAGCCTTAATTCTTTCACTGAATCTATTGAATAGCATTTAACCCCCTTAGGAAGGCAACGAATTTCACATTGGCTCCCATCATTAAAAGTCCTGCTACGGAGGTAAGAACAACCAGGACGCAAGTCTTAAGAATTGAATGCTTTAACTCTTTGAGGAGTTTTGCATTCTCTTGCTTAGATTCCTCTGCGGCCTGGTGTTCCCTTTTATGATGATCAATACCATATGGAAAAGCATTAAGAAGTTCCTCGTGCTTTTCCAATAGGAGATCTATTTTCTGGGAGTCTGTCATGTGGTCGTATTTTCTTCTTTCTTCTTGCATGATCAAAGCTCCTTTTAATGCGTGATCTGATCTCTGAAATCATTTACAGCTACCATATACATCTCATCACCCATAGATTTATAAGTCTTTCCATTGGACGCATCCCCCATTGAAATTAAAAGTTCACCAATCGCCTGATAAACAATTGCATACGGACAGAGTTCCAGGAACCAATGCTCAGCTGTTCCTGTAAGGGTTGGCGCATATTGATAATAACCAACTAGTAAAGAAGAGGCAGTGGAAGATGGAATGATCGTAAGACTTGATCCAATCATGTAATATCCATCGACCTGGGTAAAGCCTCCAGGAACAAACACATTCTGTGGGTCAATGAAATTGAGATAACGGGTAGCGCCAGGAAGTTTCAAGTATTTCCACTTGCGGAATCTGATGAGTGGGGAAGATAGAGTTGCGAGATCAATAGTCTGTACATAAAGAGAGGAATCCAGTGGAATGGAAGTTTCCACCAGATCTTTTGAAAACTCCGTCTTTAAAATAGACCTACTAAGAACTGCATTGACTATGACTCCTGCCTCAGCAGTCTTATCTGGGCGTTTGATTACAGAGAGAACAGCATCAACTGCCTCGGCAAAATTCATTATTTTCTCCTAGGAAAGAATTTCAGCGGCTCTTTGGGAAGTTATAAGCCCATCTGCTACGAATTGTGCAAACACCTCACTCGCATATGCAACATTGAATTGAAATTCATCGGCAGTGGGAGCAAGAACTACAGAATAAACTGCATTGGTATTACCGAGCAGACAAGCACCTAAGATAGCAGATTTCTCAGCCTGGGTTAATCTCTCCATTACTTGACGCTGCGAAAGGTAAACTTCAGGAGGTGGCTGCCTATGTTCTCCAGTATAAGCATCCCAAGGAAAGTTAGTGTTCAACGTAAATGCAATATTAGTCCTAACATCCCCACCATCAGCAAGAACAGCAGCAACCGCTTCTGCTTGCGTAGCAAAATGCAAAATAGCCATGATTTATACCTTTGAAAAATCAAGTTCGGAAGCCGCAAGAAAGATTGCATTCCATTCTTTTGGCGTAGGACTTGGGGTTAAATTAGTACGGAGTCTACTGGAAAAAGGATTATCTCTGTCCAGTTTACCAGTATAAGCCCAAAATCTTTTACGTTTTGGAGTCATAAGAGCTACAGCAGCATCAAGTTGTGCTTCTGTAATTCCAGCATTAACACAAGCTTGGACAAATTGCCATTTGGTAACTGTTGGTCTAAGATCCTCATACGTATCAGAATCCGTACGAACTTCCCAGTTATTACCATTGGCATCAAAGACCCAAGTAATTTGACCTTCGGTTGCCTCAGCTTCTTCTTTTGTAGCAAATCGTGTGATAGCCATTAGTGTATGATCTCCATAGAAGCATTATGAATAGCAACAAAAGCACCAGCAGCCGATAAACTAGCAGAAAAGCCAAAAGTATTATCTACTAATGGATCTAGTGCACCTATGGGGAAAGAAGTAGATAATGTCTGATCTTGAGAAGCAGCAGACATCATAAATCCACCTTCCAATGCAACTGTTACTCTATGAGTTCCCTGAGGTGCGGTAGTGGCCGAGGATAACCCCATATGAAAGCCGTTAATTACGTTTCTAATATTTTTAGTGGTTGCTGTAATATCTCCTGAGCGAAAATATACAAATGTTATCCTACTAAAGGGCTTCAAAAATCCTGCTGCAATAGAAAACGCAAATACGCTAGTCAGTGTAGTATAAGCAGCAGCTCCATTAACACTTTGAGAACTAAAATTAGCTCCTGGGGCATTAAATGTGATTGTATTTGCATCAGGAATGGAGACAATGGAATCATACCAACCAGCAGTCAATCCTGCAGAACCGGGATAAAAGAAACGAAATCCTACATAAGTAGTTCCAGTAGGGATTCCATGCGCAGTCGCAGTAACAGTAACAATATCAGAGGTACGAGATGCAGTACTATTAGCTACCAGAGATGCAAGAAGACTCTTACGAAAACCAGGAAATTTTACAACGAACGGTTGGCTTCCTAGTCCAGAATAATCATCAGGAACTCGTGCTTCTCGAATTCCTCCGCCATCCGTATATACGTGAATAAAACTACCCATTGTTTATTCCTCCTTAAAGGAAAACCCCGCCGAAACGGGGGATTGTTTTTATCGGAAAAGAATGATCTTAGGCGCTTGAAGTAGAGCAATAAAATCTTGGGCCGCACTTACGGTAAGCTGAAGAGTAACACCATCATCACGAACAAATACATTATGAGGCATTGTAAATCTCCTAAGAAAAAACCCCACTATTCAGGAAAGGTCGGGAGTGGACCTGTTGAATAGTGGGATTATAAAATTAGCCGGTAGCGCCAGCAGTAAGACCCTCAATGACAACACAACCCCAAGGATTGCGAAGTTCCAGAGCCATCTCAGAAGTATAGCTTCCGCCCTGACCGTCAGTACCATTTTCAACGATATTGCCAGAAGCTCCGTATTCTTCCACCTTAGCATTACGACCATTCATATAGGCCAGCTTGATAGAAGGAATATCCAGAATAATCAGGCGGCCAGCAGTTTCATCGTAACCATTCAGAAGAGCGTGTTCCAAAAGACGCAGCTTTCCTTTATAGCAGGTGAAGGATTGGTAGTCCATACCGAAATTGGTAGTTTCCGGCATTAATTGAACCTGACCATTCTTGATAGCAATCTGATTAACAACTTCAATCGCTTTAGAATCACCGAAAGCATAACGCATACGAGGATTGCTCAAATCGGTAGAATACTTGAACGCTTTGGCTACGTAAGTAACAAATTGAGTTAAAGTAGTAGTTCCGCCAGCAGTCACGTAGTTTGCATTGGAAGTATATTGACGAACAGCATCAATAATACCTTGCGTTGCATGAATTGGCTGGGCACCAGAAGTATCCATTTTGGCCTGGCCCCAAATACAAGCAGTTTCCTGCTCGGCCTGGTGCATTAAAGCTGCGTCCGATTTACCTTCAGCAATATTGGAATAACCAATCTCATGCAAAGAAGCTTTAGCAGTTCCGGTCACGGCCCAAGCATTACGGAAAATTTGCGTAAAGTTGGAAACATAAGTAACTGGGAATTGACGAGCTGTAGGACGAGCACTATTTTCCGGCTTGGCAGAACCGACCTTGATAATCTTATCCGCGGCAGTTCCAGTAGTATCAGCAACTCGACCAAAACCTTTTGTGACAGTAACAACATTACCAGCAACAGCAGTAACTCGCATATTCTCACGGGTGGTTACGTTATGGATAATATCATCCACACCAATACCAGCGGCAGAAGTCAGAGTAATAGTTGCAGCAGCTGCCAAATAGTTAGACGCAACAGTCGTGGAAACAAATTCCACAGTCTTACTGAAATAACCATGAGTAGAAGCCACAGCAGTAGTGGTTCCCATCATTGCAGAAAGACCAGTAATGGGAGAAGCCCCATTAGGCATAAGCCGCATAAGAGTTGCACAGAGCGACTTCTTGTTCAGTTCCGCAGGATGCCCAGTTCGGGGAACTGTGTTAAAGATACCTTCCATTAAAGCCATTGTAATGTCCTTTATTAACTAGTTAAAAATGCCTCCCAATCATCAATCTCTCCAGCAGTTTTCTGGGTTTGTTGTGACTGGTCAGTTGGATTCATAGCTGCCTGTACCTCTTTAAGATATCGAACAGCTTCAGTCTTGATTTGTTCTGCGGATGCGTCGGGATTTTGTTTGGCAAACATACTTGCGATCCTAGCCAGTTCTGCTTTGACAACAGGATGGTTAGCATTAGGTACATCTGCCAATTGACTCGAAATGAGCTGTTCCTTTACTTTGCTTCCTAGGGTTTTCTTTTCATATTCGGCCCGCGAATTCAGGTGGGTATCAGTAAGAGCTGTTCCATGACTGATTGCAGCTTTGTAAGCATTTTGTGCTACTGCATTCATCATTTCAATAAGAGCATTAACATCCCCGCCCTGAGCACGCTGCATTAATTCTGGATTAACACCACTAGCAAATTGAAGCTTTCCTGAGACTTCAGAAAGAACTTTGTCATCCAATTTGAAAGCAGGAGCAACATCTTCTGCTTCTGCATTTTTGCTAGTATCAAACATATTCTTGTACACGTCAAGGGGATTAACTGGCTCAACAGGCTTTTCAGCCGCAGCTGGTGCAGGAGCTGGAGCTGGAACAGGAGCCGGTTTATTATTACCCATGATAGAATCGAAAATGCCCATTTTTATTCCTTCGAGATTGAAAGTAGAGTTGATAAAACAAGGAGTTGACCAGAGACAAATAAGTGTTTTTTATGCACCGACTCTGGGGTTTCTGACAGAATGGGAAGTTCTAAAAGGTCTCTACTGCATTCTCTTGCGAGACCTTTTAGGTAATCCCGAACTGTTGGATCATTGAACACTGTGATTAAGTGATCAATTTGTACCGGAGTTAATGTATGATCCGGTAAAATCTGACTGGCAAGACTCATTGACGTGCCCCTAATTCTTGTTGCCTTAATTGAAGCCCCTGTTCACGAGCGGCAATTTCCTGCTGCCTTAAATCATTCTCCTGGATATTACCAATAAAATCAGGATTCGCTTGCTGTGTCTTATCTAAAGGAGAAGGCTGTGTTGCCGTGGGCGTCGCTTGCGGTGCATATTCGGAAAGTCCCTTAACTCCCATAAGTTGCGCCAAATGTGCAACTATATTTGGGAGCATCATTCCATAAGTCTGCTGCAATATAGGACTCTGGCTAATCATGGTCATTACCTGAATAATTCCCTCTGTACTTGCCAGTTTACTCTTTGGTGTGTAACCATCCGCAACCTGGAATGCTAGAACCTTCTGGCGCAAATGCTGGATTTTAACTTGCATCTCTTCACCGGTGCGCTGGGAAATTACCACAGAATCCTCACCATACTGGAATATATTGAACTTCAGAATTTCCTTCAGAAAGACAAAGAACTGAAATTCCATAGCCAGTGCAGGAAGCCTGAGTCTGGAATCTGCTCCTCCCATAGTATCCCGCCATTCAACAACTGACTTGTTTCCTTTTTGGAATTGTCCCTGCATTGGATTATTGAGTCCAGAGAGTTCTTTCCCAAAAGAAACAATTTGCATCCCAGATTGCATTGCTCCCTCTGTTCCCCTTGGATCGAAAGGAATTGGGTGATAAGCATCGGAAATCGGCCGCCCATTTAATCCATTCATCCTGACAGGAATCTTCGGCGCAGGAACTGGGGCATTCACATCTTTGATATTGATTGCATTTGGATCAAATAAAGCTCTATCCGAAACTGCACGCCTGGCCGCATTGAAACTTATATTGAAGAGAGTAGAAGCTGCTTGCTGAATAGGAATAGAGCCTTCTGCAATTGACTTGGTTTGGTAATCAAGCCCATCTTCAAACGGTTGGCAGAAAAGAATTGGGAGATAATCAAAAGCGGAAATGATCCTCTTCACACTGATGAGAATTTCACCATTGATG